ATATGTTACCTAATTGGGCATTTTATCATGCTATACCATTTCTTAGATTTAAAGTAGAAAATGGTAATATTTATGCTAAAACATCAGAAACAGGAACTGCATTAAGTACAGAAGAAGCACAACACCTTAGAGAAGAAATTAGAAATACAAGTGAATACTATACAGAAAGAATGATACAACACCTTAAAAATAATATATCTAGCTTTCCTGAATACAGTACAAATAGTGGTGAAGATATTTCACCTGATAGAAATGCATATTATGCAGGAATGAATTTAGAAAGACCATCACAACAAGATACTAAATTAAGATTAAGAAATTTCTTAACACCTGATATTAGTTACTAATGAAAAAGTATTACAAAGTAAAAGAAGTAAATAAAATAAAATTAAAAACTTACATTAAGAGTAAGGATAATAAAAAGAAGAATGAAAGAAATACAAGACACCGCACAAGTAACATTAGCTAATGGTACTGCAATAGGTATTAGTTTAGTTGAGGTAAACGAAATATTAACACTAATATCATTGACTTTAGCAATAGCATTTAGTATATATAAATTTGTAAAGTATGGCGAAAAAAAACAAGCTAAATAGCAGAAACCCTAAATACAAAAAACAAGATGAACAAGTTGTTAAAGTACGTAAAGAATTTGTACATGAAGTTAAAGGGGTTAAGGTGTCAAAAATTCACTACATATAATTTGGACTTTAAATATTTTACTATTGAAGAATTTGATAGTCCTGATGTAATAGGATCAGGTAATAAAATGAATAAAAAATTTATTGAAAAACTTGATTATGCACGAGGTAATGCTGGTGTACCTTTTAAAATTAATAGTGGTTATAGAACAAAAGAATGGAATAAAAAAGTTGGTGGGCGTGTTGGTTCATCACATACAAAAGGTTTAGCAGCAGATATACAAGCTATTGGTAGTAGAGATAGAGGACTAATAGTAAAATCATTATTAGATGTAGGTATTAATAGAATTGGTATAGCTAAGACTTTTATACATTGTGATGTTGATAAGAACAAAGACGAAGATGTAATTTGGCTATACTAATAACTAAATTTGAATATTAACCAATTATATATAATTATGAAACAGTACATTTTAATGAAACTTTTAAAATCTAAAAAAGTATGGTTAGGTATATCATCTATCGTAATACCTTTAATAGCTGGAGCTATTGGAGCTGACGAAGATGCTGTAGCAAAAATATGGTATTCTTGCCTAGCTATGTTATTAGGACAATCTGCTGCTGATTTTGGAAAAGAATCAAAGTAATAGA